GGGTGCAGGATCCTCCGGTTGCCTTCGGGCGCCGCCTGTGCCTAACCTCCGTCTCCGTAAAGGGAGAGCGGTTGATCGGTCAAGCCTGACAAGCTTACCGTATGGACTCCTGCTGCTGCCGCGGCAGTGAGATCCAGGGCCAAGGTAGTCACTAGCCGTAAATCACAAAGGCCGACACTGCCACAAAGTGTGATAGAGGCCACCCTATCCCTCGTGCTCAAAGAAAAGAAGCGCGAGGGAGTCAGGCGGTTCCGTCAAACTGTGTAGGCAGGCCTCCTTCGCTCAGGACGGCTAAGGGACTACCTAGGTCTGGCACGTAACCAAGACGCAGTTCCAACCGCTGCAAAGGTCGCCCAAGCTTGGCGTAATTTCAGAGATTAGCCGCCCCTCGAGCTCCTGAAGTACAAAGACCATTACCTGACCCTGCTCTCTGCACTCTCCCGAGTGCTGTAGTGCAAGGAAAGGGCAGACCGTAGGAAGATCACTGGAAGTGACACCTACCAATCTGCTTGGAATTTGTCCAACGGGAAGCAAAAGGGTGCCCGGCGGTGTAAAGATACACCTGCCGTGCGTGCGGTCCTCTGCGCTTACGCTGCGTTTGGGGTCCCACGGGACGAAGCGCTATCCAGCCCTCTTGGCCTGATGGCGGTCTCCATGTCTGCGGGTAGCGACCTCAAGGTCCTGAAAAGTAAAGCTTCCGACTGCCGAACTGACTGGATCCATGGAGGAAACGACCTCCAGGGCCAGTTGTCGTTTGTCGGTAGGGCTCTACCTAAGGGTTCTCCTGAGGTTGCTAAGGCAAACATCGAGACACACAAGAAGGCACTGACAAGACACTTCGACACTCCCCACGACCTCCTTCAGAAGGCTCGTAACTTTGCTCACCGGTGGGCCACCAAGTGGGTTAGGAAATAGAAATAGTAGCTTGCACCAACGAATTGGCCGGCTACTACTGCTTGTTAAGAGCGATCCTCCAGCAAAGGAGGAACCCTATCCTAACTACTCGAGGCCTCGCAGGACGCTATCCCAGAAGACTACGCGCTCCGTGGACTCCTTCGACAGGAGGCGAAGTTCGTAGCCTACGCTCTGGGAGAGTGGTCCAGGATCGAGGACTAGCCTCACCACCGGGTCACAGCATTGCCCGAATACGGTCTGAAGGCGCGGGTTGTAACGGTCGGACCGGCGTGGACTCAAGTCCTAGGTCATTCCGTCCGCAAGCGTCTCATGGCAGGCTTACGACACTGCCCAGGTTCTCGAGAGTCTCTCTCCGGGCAGACCGACTCAACACTTCTTGACTCCTTGGTCGGAGCCAAGGGCGAGGTGGTGACCTCCACCGACCTCACATCCTCCACGGACCTGTTCCCTCGAGACCTTCTCGAGGCCATTGCTGATGGCCTCGCGGACTCGGGGAAGCTCTCTCCGCAGGAAGCCGCGATACTGAAGCTCCAAGTGGGGCCTCAGTGGCTGCACTATCCTGGCGAGAAAGAGCCGGTCCTGTCGGAGGAAGGGGTTCTGATGGGGCAACCAGTCGCCTGGTGTTTCCTCTCTATAATCCACCTCTGGTGGTTATAGGAGGTTTCGAAGGACAGGGACCAGCAACAGCTGGTTTGCACTTCGAAGAGGCGGTCCACCTAGGCTCGCACCCACAAGCGCGACATAGGCTAGCAGATCATGGGCGACGACTCCATCGTCGCTTCGACGCGGCGTGCAGCCGACGCCTACTGCCAGCTAATCGCGGCCTGTGGAGGCAAGCGCTCGGAAGGGAAACACTTCGAGTCCACTGGGACTTCGAAGCGCCGGCGGGCCGTCTTCCTCGAACGGCTCTAGGAAATATCGCTCGATGACGACTCCCGTGTGGAGTCGATCTCGAGGGCGGGCATGATCCCCCTGCGGGGTCTTGCCTGCGACGATATCCCCTCTGAGCTCGCCGAGAAGGACGTCCCTAGGTACGCGTCGAGGGGGATCACGCAGGTCCAGGTCATTGCTTCCCTGTGGGAGCAAAACCCATGTCTGCACGAGCCCCTTAGACGGTACTTGAGCCGCCGTGCTTCGTGGATCGGTAAGTATGCCGTAGAGATGCTGGGTCTTGAACCAGGCGTCCCATTCTCCTTAGGCGGTTGGCCATTATCCGACCTCAAGCCAAAGAGGAAAGTCTCTGACGAGACGATCCGGCTCTGGGCCTCGGGCACACGCTTCACTTTCGGAGTAAAACGATAGTTCGACTCCGACTGGAAGGCTGCGTTCGAGGAACTTGAGGCCTAGGTAATGGACCTTGCCGACTGGGAGATGGTCGACTTCCTTCCCCCCGTGGTGGCTTCCTCCTACGAACCTGATGAGGGTTACGAGGATAGGAAGTCACTAATGACACGGGCGGCCACCCTCACATACCGACAGTATAGGTGTCGGAGGCAACCTGAGCTGACTGTCACCAAGATGCCCTCTGGGAAGAGGGTCAAGGTGGACACCGGGCGGCTCCTCTCGTGGGAGCGGTCCTTCGCCGCAACGTCGAAAGATTTTCGACTGCGCGCGCAGGACCTCCGGCGCGTCCTTGTCAAGTTGCGGTCCCAACCTATACCAGAAGGGGTGAGGGCGGAGGATTTCGACCCGGGAGCCCGGGTTTGGAGACCCATGCGTGTTGCGGAAGACAACGAAGGGCTAGGCCATGTTGGTTCCGTGTTCTCACGTGCCGCATTGGTGGAGAGGAGGTTTATCCTTGGGTAACTAGCAAATGAGCTATTTACCGGTAGACTCCCCCTCCCCTGCAGGACTTCGGCTCCGGCTGAAGTCCCGACCTCGGTTTGCGTTGAACCGGTGAAAGTGGAGTGTGAAGGCTGCCTCGCGGCCTGGCGTTCGGAGCTCATCCCTACCCCAGAGGGGGGATGGAAGCTCGCGGACCCAGAGGACCTCGGGCTGTCTTGCACCTGCGGTTGGTAATGACCGCAGCAGGTTCTCGAGGAAAGAACCTGACCTACCACTCTCAC